GTAAAGCTGCAGCAATGCTTGTATTTCTTGCGGTTGCAGACGTTGACCCATGAAGTCCCGATTGACGTAAGCCGTCCCTGGCTGGCTTTCGTTCAAATACTCGGCATGAAAACGCAAACAGTTATCTAAAAGATCTTGCATTTGCATCGCGATCAGCATCATGGTGCTGTCGCCCTGGCTGCGATCAATGCGCTTGGACTCGGCTGTTTCTGCTGACAGCTTTTGCCCCAGGACACTGGCCAACGCCAGCGTATTGATCTCTTCCGCGATCCGGTCCAGGTGCTTGAACTGCGCCTCGTAACTGTTGCCAGATGGCTCAATAAACTCAACTCTCGAATCAGTCGGCAGGCTCATGGCCTCCGATGGGCCAGCCGTTATTTCTTCCGCGCTAGGCGGCATCCCGTAGATGGCCAAGAAAGGCACTGCACTGATTCTCAACTGGTTGCTGAGATCAGAGCTGGCTTGATAGTGCTTGAGGTTCAGCTCTGCAATGTCATTCATTGGTGGCCGCGACTCAAGCACGCCAACGCGGTTGGAATATGCCACCGCAAACGGAATGTCTTTAACAGTGGTTGTGCCCTCGTCGAACAGCTTGAACTCACCGTCCTGTTCCTTGCGGTGAATCTCGTAAGCACCAGGAGTCAGGACTCGAACTTGCTCAACAACCTTCTCTCCGTATTTACCGTCAGGCTCAGTAATCGTTTCAAATAAACGCAGCTGAGTCAGCTTCTGTGCGCCATCAATGATTTCACTTCGCCAGCCAAGGATGTCTCTGGGCGCATAGCGCACGTAGTACGGTCTGCCGCTGCCATCAGACGCAGCATCGACCAAAACACCGACATGTCCATATCGCAGGCAGATTCTTGTTGCCTCATAGAGAAATTGAGTGATGTCGTTTCCTTGCAAATCTGCATCGAACAGTTGCTCTGTGATCGTGTCACTTACATCGGTCAATCTGACCGGCTTTCGGGTCAACATGCCCGCCAACATTTTTTCGATGCGAGCGTAGAAGGGGCTGAGACAGCTAATTTTTAGACGATTGTCATAGCTGAGGTCATCTTCTCGCGGATACTGCGGCAAGAATTTTCTGTGGCCCTTCCGAAGGCCGTAAGTGCCCGATAACAGGACTTCAAGAAGGCTCCAATGGTCAGCCATGTTCATGTACGCCTGGTTGGGCGAATCAACAGTGCTGACGTTGCCAACACGCTTAGCGCCACCAATCCCAGATGAATACACGGCTAAGCCCCTACCAATAATTTGATATTAATAGACACGGATTCCAGTGCCACGTCCGGCCCGTATGTGTAGCGGGTTGTATAGAGCCCAAACGGCGTAGCCCAGCGCGTCCGTTAAATGGTCATAGCCACCTTCCTTATCAGGTTGCTCAGGATTGCGCTCTGAATAACCCTGTAGCTCCAGGCACTCGATCATCTTTTCGCACTTGGCAAGGATCTGTAAACGGACCTCGCCCTTACCGTTCACTAGCAGCGCCTGCAGAGCTGCCACTCTGTCCCTGATTAGGGGGTTACTTTTGCCTGCTATGACAGTGAGCCCGGCCATTTGCAGCAGCTCAATATCTGTTCTCGCGGCATTAGTGCTGCGGTTTGCGCCTGATGAGTCAGGGTAAACATATACAGGAACTTGTAAGTGAGCTGATTTTTCTTTAATGGCTTTTGCCATTGAGTCGGTGTCATGGGCTTTCACTTCGTCGATTAGGAGAAATGAATTGCCCAGGCGTACCCCGCACACAGCGTTGCAATTACCAATGTTGAAATCGCAACCCCAGTGGCGTGGCTCATTGTCCAAGTTGACCGGGGCCGTCTCAATGACGTGCTTCGCTCGGTCAAAACGGTCGTAAACCTGGCCAGTGTTCAGGTTGACGAAGACTCCGTTCAGATAGGACTGAATGAGTTGCTCTGGGTAATTCTGCAGTAAAGAATCAATGAACCCTTCTGGGAGGTAAGGGTTGTCCGTAGTTTTAGCGCGAATCAACGCAGTGTCGTCACCTGCGTTTTTCTCAAAGGTGTCGAACGCCCAGCCGAAGCCTTCTGGTGTGGTGGCCGCATAGAACTGCTGGACATTGCCAGAGCGCAGGCGAGCCAGTGCCATCCGCATGGCTTGGGTCGCAACTGACTTGTTTGCTGTATCGGCTTCGTCGAACCCAACAGCGCAAAGGTTTTGACCACGGATGCGATTGGCCGTTTCCATGGTGCGAAGAAGGATGGTATGTGAGCCCTCGCGAAAATGGATCCGGTATTCCGGCAAGGGGCTCACACGAAAGTCAAAAGGGATCTCAAATTTCGTAAGCAGCTCATCCATCTGGCGCATGAGAATATCCCTAAGCATGGGAGCAATGGGTTCAAACAGGGCAGAAACGTGGCCCACATTCAGAGCCGCCATGTGAAGGCTTTTGCAGATCAAGCCGTAGGTTTTGCCCGCTCCAAATCCACACACAAGGCCAAGTTTGCGGTGCTCGGTGTCCTGGCAAAAAGCAATTTGATGGGGAAGCAACTCCGCCTGCACACGCTGCAGAACTTCTGCGGTGGTTGGTTTGCTGAATCGCTGCAGCTCAAGGATCGGAGCTAGTAGCGGTTCACTGCCTACAACATCATCGACCAGACTCATGACATCTCGAAGCGCAAAAGTCGGGCCTGCAACTCGATGGCCTTGAGGGCTGTGCTGTATTGGCTTTTTGTGGTGGCTTTTCGCTGGATATCTTTCAGGGCACAGAGCGATTCGTGAAGCCACTCAGGCCGCTCTAGCTCAGCGTCCAGGCGCTGGTGATCACGGGCCCGCTTGATGTATTCCTCCAGCTGGCGAGTGCTGAGGCCCCAGGCGTCCGCGCCATATTGCAGGATTTGAGTTCTGCTATTGCCTTCCAATAAGAGCTTGTAAACGGTATTTATCCGCTCATCTACCTGAATATTGGTCGATTTAGCAGCCATGCCCTGACGTTAACAGGGCTTGGAAGTTTGGTGAAGTGAATTAATGGCGACAGAGGTTATATGGAACGCCTGATCGCGTGAGAGGAAACCTTTGTATCTGTGATGAACTTCGGTCGCGGCCTTGTGAAGCTGCGAGGTGGAGGGTTTGAAATCAGAATTGGTCAAGTGGTCAATAACGACGTGTGAAAGCGGTTTTTGATTTTGCTCAGCGATGCGTTTGTAAGCGTCTAGCTGGTCTTGTTTAAGGTTGATTGTGACTTTAGCCATTAGGAAAAATGAAAAAAATGCAGTTAATTTTTTACTGAGGAATTTTTACTCGATCACCTATCCAGTGCAAATATGGGCCAATATTGACCTCTGGTTCCTGCGCGGTGTACCACCTGTAATCGCAGGTATTGCAATGGCGGCGACGGACTGTTTCGTAGGGGCCTTCAACAGTTCTCTTGGTGCTCACAACTGATATGCGAAGCGAATGGCATTTCGGGCAATGCATGAGCGGAAAGGCGAAGAATTTGATCAATTTCTTTTAGTTGGCCCGAAATAAACTCATAAGTTGATTCAGGTAAGGGCTCAACATCTTCGAGGGTGTTATCAAGAACTGCACGCGATACAGCCAAAGATTGATCAAGAAGCGTTTGCAGGCGAAAGATTACAGGCCGTTGCCTGACTGTGTGGAGTTTCATTCAGTCGATTGAAGGTAGGAGCTGCTCTACGTTTTGAAGCTGCTCTTTCACGTCAGCAATGTATGCAGGCAGGAGTGGCTTGAGGCCAGTGCGGACTTGTTGTCTTAACGAGTTGATGTCACGGGCAGTGGCCTCCCAGTTGGCACGACGTTGACGGTGGATGTCACGGATGGTGTCCTTGTCAACGTTGACGCCTATGGGTTGTTGACGGCCATTCGTGTCAGTTGCGCGAACACCTGTGGAATCACGAAACCCTGCGCGAGTTGTTTGGGCCTCGAAGTCCTGGGCCTCGTAAGCGGCAACGCAGTGACAGATAACGGCTAAGTCTGAGCCACCATGCCGATGGATGTTGCCGTCGATAATTTCGGCGTCGTAATCGGGCAAGTAATGGTTCAGGAGCCCGTCGCCATTGGTGACAATGCCAGTGTCGTAGCACGCGAAGCAGGAGACCTTCGGAGCGTAAAAGGTTGCGTCACGGTCGAGAGACGACCGCTTGTGAGATGAAGTCATTGGCCAGGGGTGGGGTTAGAAGGGATCGCCTTCCTGAACACCAAGATGGGTCAGGTGGCTGGGTTTGGCTGTGGCTGCTGTGGCAGTTTCGAGGAAGGATTCATAACGGCCATCACGCAGCCAACGAAAACAATCGGGGTAGCAGGTCAGGAACCGGCCCTTTTGCTCTCCTCTGGCCTGATCCTTCAACGAAGCGGCCAAAGTGCCTTGTAGGCGCTCCTGAACGCCTCTGGTGAGCTTTTTGTATTCAGCCCATGCCTTGGGCTTGGATTGACCAGTCGCTCTATTGCCAATTTTTTGGTACTGCTGCCAAAAGGCCAGGAACTCGTCGCTGTAGGCATCTGGTCCTGGTTTTCGGCCTTTTGCAGCTTTACTGGCTGTTTGTAGTTCTTTTGTATCTAGTTCTTTTGTATTTAGTTTGGCGGCAGCTCCTGCCGGGGGGTCCGGCACCATTTGCCGGGGGGTACGGCATTTCCTGCCTAGGGGTGCGGCAGATGCTGCCGGGGGGTCTAAGGACGGTGGGGCAACGTTGGCCAGGTGGTTGACGGTGACCCGATAGAGGTTTGTGCAGCAGTCGCCGCGATCGTTTCGGCGTGATTCGCGCTGGAGAAGTCCCATGGACTCCAACTGCCCAGCAACAGCCCGAGCAGTCCGGACAGAAACACAAGCACCATCAGCGATGGTTTTGATTGACGGCCAACAGTCGGCGTTTGCCCCGGCGTAGGTCTGGATGACCCAGAGAATCGCCAGCTGATTCGGCTGAAGCGTTCCGCGAATTGCTGTTGGAAGTGACGTAAAGGGAACGCCTTGCGGGATGAATGACATGAATTAGCGTTGAAGGGGAAGAGCACCGGGCGGGGATTCGAGCACCCCGCTTTTTTTATGCGTTACGACATCGAAATTTCAGGAATCGAAGCCGCACCGCAAGGATCAAAAATTCGCACTCGTTACGGGATGCGAGAAGCCTCAGAACGTGTCGGGCCTTGGAGAGACGCCGTGCGAGTTGAGGCATTAGCTGCCTGCGGAGAGTTGATTGAGCAAGCCTGCAGCGTCGCCGTTGAGTTTCGGTTTTTGCGCCCTAAGGGTGATTTTGGGGCCAAAGGGTATTTGCGTCCATCAGCTCGCACGCACTACACGGCCAAAAAAAACGACATCGACAAGTGTTGCCGGAGCTTGCTTGATGGGCTGACTGGGGCGGCATTTACCGACGATTGTTACGTGGTGGTGCTGAGTGCTTGTCAGAGATACTGCCTGCCTGGGGAACGTCCAGGGGCAACTGTGACGATTGAAACTCTGTCCTAGTACCTACCAAAGACCTACCAAGTGGGGCCATATTGGTTGCAGATCAGTCAACCACCCCGATGTTCAGCCCCACCGCAGTCATCAACGCCGCCATCGTCACCGGCCTGCCTGAAGGCTGGGAGCACTCCGAAGCAGCTGCTGGTTTCTTTGGGCCAGACCTCGCAATGGTCGAGGCCAAAGCGACCCGCAAAGGCTTTGTTTGGGAGGCCACTACCCCTGACCTCGATTACAAAACCTTTGGGCCCACCAAGGTGTTCGCAGCCATGGCCTGGGCAGAGGCAAACTGAGCACAAGGGGCTAATGCCCCTTTTTTTGTGCCAACCTAAAAAGCTGCACAATCCCTACCACTTGGCTACCAGCAAGAGCCATACTTAGCTCAGTTCAGCCAACCACCCCATGAACCTCTCCACCTTCTTCGCTGAGAAAGACTTCACGATCAAGACCTACGAAATCACCAGCCCTACGACCGGCGACTCGCACATCATCACCACCGACGTTGTGATTGATCGCATCCTCAGCACCAAGGGCCAAGAGCGTCAGCAGATCACCGGCATCCTTCAGCAACTGGATTTCCGCAACGGCGATTTTCACCACTTCTTCAAGCACCTGGCCACTGGCCTCGCTGCTCAGTTCTGAGGCCCTCGGGCCTTTCCGGGGATAACAGAGAGGAGTCGCCAGCTTATGGGCGCAGGCTTGCCAACCCCGGCTTTATCCACCCCTGTTTTATGGAATTAACAAAACCCCAGCTGTCCTACGTGGCCAGCTTGATCCGTGAAGACTTGGCCAATGGGGTCATGGCTTGGGACACCCGAGAGGGCCAGTCCCTAACCCGCGAAGACATCCGCGAATTGTGCGAAGCCCTAGAGCCACCAAAAAAGGAAAGCTTGCATGAGATGCCGCTTGACCGGCTAATGCTGCCAATCCGTGCTCATAACGCTCTATGGCGGCGTGGTTACAAAAACGTCGGGGCTGTCATGGCGTTGACCCGTAGAGACCTGCTGTTGATTAGCCACGTCGGTGAGGGCAGCGCCGACGAAATCTTGGCCGCTATCGAAAACCTTCGGGAGGAACTGCAATGAGCAAACCAAACAGATACCTGAATCCCATGTACGACCACGACCACGGCAATAGTCAGGACAAGATCCAAAAACGTCGTTCTTGGTTGCACGACAAGATGACTCAGATGGGCCACCACCCAGACGAATATAAAAAATGGCATGAGGAATTAGAAACCCTCAAGCAGCATCCGAAACACGCCGAGCGGGAGCCAATCGTAAGGACTGAAAAATTTGCCGTTAGGCCTGCGGCAATCCTTAAAGATGGAGCATCCCTTAGAAGATGCACAGCATACGAGTTAGAGATCCTGCGAAAGTTTGTTTATGACGAGATCAGCAGACGCGCAACTGCTAGGCACAAGATCAAAATGCAACGAGTGGAACAGATCTTGCTGGGCTACAAAAGACGGGGATGGCTACCCGAGTTTGAAGCATTTGTAGAAGTGCGCCGTGTGATTGTTCAGCAAAAGATTTTTGGGATGGGCAAGAAACGCGCCGCCAAAGAACTAAGCGACCAAATCATCCGGGCTATGTGGCGAGGCGACAAGCAGCCATGGGACAAGCATCAAGGCATTGGCGCGATGCCCAGAGGACATTTTGGCTATGAACCAGGCAAGAAAAGCAAGACTCACTATTACTTGGATCCGAAACAGCTGCTCTGTCATGTCATTAACCAACGGAAGTACCAAGCCCAAAAAAAGCGACAACAAGCAGAGGCAGCCGCCGAACGAAAACGCTTCCACGAGGCAAAGATAAAAGAATGGGAGGAAAGGAACAAAGCCCGATCAGCAGAAGTCGCTCAAGAATGGCATCAGCAGATAAGTAAGCAGAACAAGAAGTTTCGGCAGGCCTTGGCGAAGCACGAGGAGATAAAAGCTGAGTTGTTAGCAAGGAAAGACCGCTTGGTATCCGAAGAAAACAGGGCCGGCAGCTATGAAGTTGCGATGCACACTCAGCGGCTGCTGGCAAAGCATGTGATGAACACTATCCCTGTGCCAATTAACGAGCCTCCACAATCCCTACCAAACACCGACCAGCAGGTGCAAAATGGATAGGCCCACGCAACCACCCCATGGATCTTGGCTCTAGCTACCTGAAAGCCCTTGTGGCCCACCAGGAAGAACTTGACCGCAAGGTACAAGAACAGCACCAGCAACTAGTCAAAGGCCTCAACCAGTACCTGGCCCAGGAGCGCAAGCGCCTGGAGTCTATCGACTGACCCTGGGGGCTTCGGCCCCTTTTGTTGTGCCAACCCAAAAGGCTGCACAAGGGGTACTAGTCACCTACCAGGGCGGGGTCATACTGACTTCAGTTCCAACCACCCCAATGAACCTCTGGACCCCCGAACGCTGCAAGACCATCTCCACCCTGGTCTTGATGGACAACTCCCTCGAAATGAGTTCCCAGGCAGTCACTACCAACAACTCCGCAAGGAAAGACCGCCTGATGTCCATCGTCGAAATGATCCAAGCCGAACTGCGTTCCCGCGTCTGATCTACCCGGCCCCTTCGGGGGCCTTCTCCCCCCAAACCAATGAAACAAATCCGCTACCAAAGCACCAAGCTCTACAACGACCCCGGCAGTCCCCCGTGGTTTGCTCCAGCCTTCACCACCTTTCTGTTCCTGCTGTTCGGCGGTGCCTTGTTCGTTTCTCTGACCGGCACGCTGGACCAAATGACGGAACGCGACTGCCGCCTGGGCGTGCAGGCCGCCTGCGAGGAGCTGCAGCGATGATTCGCCCTGGATACGAGGTTCAAATTCCAATGAAGGAAAGGTGGGGGCGTTGGCGTTTTGTCAGATCACAACTCACGCTGCTTCACACCAACGGCTACGAGATTGACCTCGAAAGAATCAACAGTTGCGCTGAAATGCTCGACTGGATTTTTCAGCTCAATCACAAAAACGACGAGGTTTATGGGGTTGATGTCGTAAAAGACCTTGTTGAGGCTTTTGATGACATCTTTCAACCTCAAAGCAACTGCTGTTCCATGGGCTCTGAAAAGGAGTTCAGCGGCACGAAACTGGCCAAGGCTTACGCCTTGGAGCTTAAAAAAAGTAAATAGGAGGACAAACCCCAGTGCTTCAACCACCCCTGGCATCGCTTCTGAAGTCTGCCCACCCAGACTCTAGGCCCCAAATGACTCAAAGCGAAATTACCCGAATGTTCCATATCGCCCAGGTGCATGGCGGCAGCTTCTTTTGCAAGTTGGCCACCGCTGGCCTGGTCGCTGACCCGGACAACGTGGCCAAAATCTTGCGGACCTGGCCTGAGCTTCAAGGCATATATGGCCCTGGCAGCATCCATTGGGATCGGGAGGGCGCCAAGTGACCCTCTCAGAAGTCGATTACTTCAGCGACCCTGGTTACAGCCAGAGCGACATGAAGCAGGCTTTGGAGTCCCCTGAGCTTCTCTACTGGATGAAGCATCAAGGCGGCAGGGCTGAACGCAAGCCAAGCCCTCAGATGATCGAGGGCACCTTGGCCCACTGCTTCATCCTTGAACATGAAAAGTTCAAAAACACCTACCAAGTTTGCGGCCCACGCAACACCAAGGCAGGCAAAGAAGAGGTTCAGCAAGCCATCAACAACGGTCGGCAACCCATCACCCTGGCCCAATACCAAAAGGCCTTGGGCATGAATCACGCCGTAAATGGAAACCTTTTATGCAACACCTTTTTTGTCGATGGGTTAGCTGAACAGTCTTTTTTTGCAGAAGACGATTCGACAGCTTTGCCGATGAAAGCTCGGCTGGATTGGATTACCCCAGATGAAACCATCGTTGACCTCAAGACGGTGCCCGCTGGTGGAGCAAGCCCAGCCAATTTTGCCAAACAGGTGGCTAATTTTTCTTACCACCTGCAATGCGCTCACTATCTGGAGATGTCCCAGATGAAGCGTTTTGTCTTTGTAGTTGTTGAACGTGAACCGCCTCATCAAATCGGCATATATCGCCTTGATGATGACGCGATCGCAGAAGGCCGTTATCTACGCCGCAAGGCCCTGGACCTGATCGCCAACTGCAGAGTCTTCAACAACTGGCCGGGGCACACCCCGATGGAACCACAAACCCTTTCACTGCCCTCTTGGGCCTTCAAATAATGGACATGTCCACGATTCTTCTAGATCAAGCCGCCAAGGAATCCTTGGCTGCACCGCTTGACCTCAACAACGTTAAAAAGCGCAAGGGCGCTGGAAATCGCACGCTCGACTACATCTCCGGCGAACACGCCATCTCAGAAGCCAACCGAATTTTTGGATTTGATGGCTGGAGTAGTGAAACCCTTGAAATGAAATGTGTAAACGAAAAGCAACCCACTTACATCGCCCGCGTTCGCGTCCGTGCCGGTGGTGTTACCCGTGAAGGCTGGGGAGGCGACAACAGCCACGACCATGAAAACGCCGTTAAAGGTGCAGAAACCGACGCGATCAAGCGAGCCCTGCGGACGTTCGGCAACCAGTTTGGTTTGCCCTTGTATGACAAGGAGGAGAACGCCGAGAACCTGACCCGTGGGTCAGAGCCTGCACCAAAGCCACGGCCAACGCCTAGCCCGGAGTTCAAGCGCACTCAAGAGATCGTCGAAAAAGACATCAAAACGGGGCCCTTTTACATCTGGGAAACCAAAATTAAAAACGCTGGCCCTGGTTCCAACTGGATGGCCATGGAAGCCGCCATTCGCAATGGCAAAGACAAAAATGGAAACGATGCTGGATTAACCGACGCCCACAAACAAGACCTAATGAAGGCGTATAAGGCAAGAAAAGCCGAAGTTGAAAAGGTTGCAACGGCATGACCATGATCCAGGCCAACTATGACCCGAACTATTCCGGGCCCTACTTTTCTGAACAGCAGCTAGCGCAGCGGTGGGGCAAACACCCCAACACCCTGCGCCGTTACCGACAGGCAGGCACTGGGCCCGCTTTCTACGAAGTGCGGCAGGTCTTTGGCCCCCGCGCCCCACGCATCAGATACAAGCTTCACGACGTGCTGGCCTTTGAGCTGGCCAACTCCATTACCCCCGACAAACTCAATGGCTGATTTCAACCCCGCATTACCAACCCCTGGCAAATGGAACATTTACCAGAACGACGCCGACCATCAATACAACCCAGGCGGCAAAAGGCTGCAGTTAAAAATCCCTGTGGAATCAATCCCGGCTTTCTGCCAACACTTGATGAATCTTGCGGATGATCCCGCCAAACACAGAGAGATTCAGGTCTGGGATTTTGAAGCTAGAGAGGTGAAAACTGTCACCGCCATTTCTGCTGGCTTCAATGCAAAGTCCGGCAAGGAAGACGACGAAGGTTGGTACGGCACCATCAACCCACCGGCACACAAGGCCCCAGCCACAGACATCCCGTTCTGATGGCAGGCCCTGAACTCCAAGCCTTTCGAGAGCTGGACAAAATGGGGCTGATCTTAAAGGGTGAGTTTTTCTCGCCCTTTATGGCGGGCCAGGATCACTACACCAAGCTTTTGGCGGCCGTCAAGGCTGACCGCCTAGGCGTTAAACGCCGCGCAACGACTGACAGTCCATCTCAGCAATGCGACCCACCGCCTGCTGAAGCAAACGCGCCGTCTGACGATTAGCTCTGGCCAACGACACGCAGAGGCCCTGCAGCTCTGCCACGTCGTCAGTGCTCAAAATTGATCGCACCATCTTTTCAGTCTCAAACGAGTCTTCTGTTGATGGCTTGACGATCATCCAGTCGAAAGACATAGGGCCTCCGCATGGTTATGGCCTAATGGTGATCATCCAACCTGAATTTGGCCCCTCAATCAGCCACCTGTAGTTGAACTCTGACTGACGGATGCGAACGGACTTGCCCGACCGTGAAAAATCATGCCCGCCTTTCTGCATGAGCGGGTAACCCATGGGGTCGTGCATGACGTAATACTGATCGCCAACCGGGCTGTGTTTGCCCTGGACCCCCGTGATCACCGACCAATGGCCGCAGGCAAGCCCATTACAAGTTGGCGGTTCGCCTTTGCTTAAATCGCCCTTGTCGTACCAGCCCACGAGAACAGCGGATCCGCGAGATATGGCCGCTTCGATCATCTGCGGATTGCCCTTTTGAGTGAACTCCACATCCAGGCCCAAAAACTGGAGCGTTTGGAGCTGGGCATTGACGCTGGTGGTGTCCCCAAACTTGGATAGCCGCCAGATGTACTCGTTATCACTAGAGACCAGATTGGCGCTGGCTGCGAGCATGGCGGCGGAGGAGGCGAAACAATCACGCCACCCATCGGGGCCGTTGTCGGTTTGCTTGTAGTAAGGGACATAGACCTCTTCGTCAATCCCAGCAGCCCGCCACGCCTCGAACCACTGGCTGTCTTCCTGTAGAAGCTCAGCAGGCATGGCATCTTGTAGGGCCGCAACGCCAGCCAGGTGGTAGGGCGAGTCATCCCTAAAATGTTGAAAGAAGGGCAGCAAACTGAGCACGCTCAGAAAACCTACAGACGGCCCGATAATGGCTGGTCGCAAATGCTTTCGCCAACTGTGTAGCCGATCATAAAAACCAGCGTTGAACTGAACAACAGCAGCATGACCGCGCCGCCCGCAACGAACCAACCCGTCAACGAAAAGACGGACATTTTCATTTTTCAATTCTCTTTTCCGGGTACATGAACTTGACCACATAGGAAACGACTTGATCGTCTATTTGTGATTCGGTCGATTTGGCGTACTCGGTCAAAAGATCGACCACCAGTTTTTTGACTCCCTCCGATTGCAAGAACCGAAACAGGATTGGGCGGATCAGTAGCAGCATGGTTGGGCCTGATCGTACCCTTAGAGGGTAGCTCTGTTAGGCCATGGCAGAAACACCGCAAACCAAGTCAGAAGAACAAGAGGATCAAGGTCATTCTTGGCTGGGTGATGTTGTTCGCGTGACCATTCTGCTGTGGTCGATGGGAATCCTGACTGCAAACTATCTGGGCATCTTTTCCCA